GTATGCATTATAATGTTTTTTAAAATCAAGGAGCACCGAAGCACTCCCTGACTTTTTTTGTTTAGGTTAAGGAAAAATTATTAAAAAACGTCTTCATCTTCACCTTGAGAATCAAATTCAGTATTAGCTTTCATAGCTGCTGTACCTTCATCTTCTCCTTTTTTGATGTCGATTTTTAATTGGTTATCAGCTTTAGTCATTTTAGCTTCACCAACTTTAACTCCTTCAAAATAGTAAGTTTTAATTTGCTTTTCGTAGTCAAATACAACATCACACGTTTTGCTAACGTATTCTTTCCCGGTACTGATGTGATTACTTAATGAAGTAACCTTAGAGTTAATTGTATCGATTTTAGCTTTAAAATCTGAATTAACTTCTTTTTTACGATTTTCAATATCAGTCTTTTCAATACAAAGACGTGATAATTGTTGTGATTTTTCTTTGATTTCAGCTTCTGTAAAGATGTAATCAAAATCGTACGTTTCCCTTGTGGTGTACTTTGGCGTTGTTTCCTTGCTCATTTATTTATTGTTTAAAAGTTTGCGTTGAAATTGTTCTGTTTTCCATTGAAACTTATGATGATTGTATTCTATACGGTAAGCAATATCTTTCATTTTTGTTTCAAAGTCTAACCATTTATTATTAAACTCCCATAAACGAACTTCAATAATTTCGTTTACATCTTCTTTAATTTTTTCAGCAGTACGGGTTATTGTTAATTCTGTCATATTCGTTTAAAAATGAATTGTTAACTGGATCAGGAATAACACAGCCTTTTTCGGCCCAATGTTGTTGTATTTTATCTTTAAATTCAGCAAACTGTTTTGTGTTCATTGATGAAGTAGATACATCATCAAAAATCATTACTGTTTTGCCAAGTATAGTTCTTGTTTTGAATTTGACGTTTATGATTTCTTTAAGATGAAAAGCATGTATTTCTTCAGGTTCAAATGTTTCTCCGGTAGTTTCTTTAATAAAAGGCAATATACATTGACGTATAGCAATTCCCCAATACCATCTATTTTGACGTTCAGAACGTTTAGGTTTGTGGATTGATATTTCAATAGATAAATCTTTATCAATAAAAGTAGTCAGCATAGATCTGACTACTTCGTGATTGTAGATTTTGATTTGACAATCAGAATCCAATGAACCAATTAATTGTATATGACTGTTTTTATCCATTGAATAATTCAGTTTTTGGAACAATTTTGTAAAAAGTAACATCTTTAAACGATGCTAATTCATGCATTCTGTATTTTTTAAACTCAACACTTAAATCAATAACTGTATGATAAAATAAATCATTGTTTGATTTTAAATGAAAATCAGCATGTGTTAAATACAATGCTGTTGGGCGTGCTACAGCAAACCAATCTCCAGGTTTTAAATCTGAAAAATCACATTTTATGCCTTTTACTGGAATAACTTGATCTTCGATGTTTACGTTATCACGGTCCATTAAATTTACAAAAACAGAACGCTGAACAATAAAACCACATTTTTTATCGTAGACTAAAACTTGTTTGTATCCGTTAAATAACAAACCATTAATTCTTTGATACCATTTTTTACCATCTGAATGAATCTCTCTTTCAAACTTGATAAATGATGGTATTTCTATTTCGTTTTCTTTTTCCATAACATTTATTTTTGTGGACACATTTGGAATCGAACCAAATACTCCTCGCAAAATCTTGAGGTGTTTTAACCGGTAAACTTTGTGTCCTGCCGGGCTCCGATTTTTACAGAACGTTGCCCAAGTAAACTGTTTTTTTAAAATGGCATATCATCATCAATCGGCAATCCTGGTTCTGCGCCACCAGTAGTTGGTGTTGCTGATGCACTTTGATTATGCTTTTTCCAATCTTTTAATTGCTCATTGTATTTTTCAATGTCAGCAGGTGATAAACGCTTATACAAGTAGTTTTGAGTACCTGTAATTTCCTCATTAATTGGTTTTGAGAAAGAATACTTAACCGATTCTTTAATAACCGGCATATTGTTTTGGTCTTTATCTTTACCAATAAATTCTTCTTTCTTAAACAAAGCTTTTACTTTTTTACCAATTACCGATTTTAACATATCGATACCTTTTAACGTAAAATTAGCATCTGCATTTTCTAAGAAAGACTTAATAGCTGCACGTTTGTATTTTTGAACTTCTTCTTTATCGTCTTTGGTTGTACGATAAAAACGAATGTTTGCTTTTTTTGCTGTACCAACTTCTTCTACTTCAAATTCAAAGAATGGTTTACCGATATATTTCTGATCGTCTTCCGATGTTTTAAATCCTTTGATTTGAAGGGAATAAACTCCTGCTTCATCAATAAATCTGCTAACTTTTTCGTTAGCAATGTCATTCATTTCATTTTCTAAACTCATTGTTTTTCTGTTTTTGATTAATTATTAACTTGTTGTTCTTCTTTTTTTAATTCAGTTTCTTCTCCATTGTAAAACTCCTCAATTTTCTGAATTACAGTATTAAGGTCGTTATCCATAAATTTTGGTAACATATCCATTGGAGATTTTGCAGATATGTTGTTAAACCCTTCAGTACGATTAGTAACAAATCCGTACTTAGTTTCTCCAGCTTCTTCATAAGTTCTTGTGTAAAGACAGATTACAAACTCTTTTTCTACTTTCTTTTTCCATGATCCATCGACAGCTACACAGCGTTCTTCAACACCATTTGGTCCATCAATAACCATATCAATACCAAGGAAAATAATGTACTTGTCTGTATTTTTAGAATCACGCAAATATTCTCCTACTTTATTCTTTACATAATCCCATACATCAAAACCGCTATACATTATTTTAGCTTTAGCATGAATCATTTCGAATAAAGAAGTAAAGCTTTCAATAACTATCACCTTAACCTTTTCGCTTTGCATTGCTTTAGCTAATGCTTTTTCAAAAGTGTCAAGATCCTTTACCGGTACATTCATTTTAAATTTGTTGGCACCACGGAATGGTAATGCTTTTTGCTCGGTATTAATTACCGCAGTAGTTTCAGGGTTTAAATTTCTTAAAGAGGTACTTTTTCCCGTACCTGAAGGACCGAATACCATAATGTTTGGTTTCATGCGTTAGTTTTTAAAGATTAAAAATTGATTGAAAGGCTGTTTTCTGATAAATTCAGTTTGTGGAATTTTGCATTGTCTTGATCCTATATCCATGATTTCTGCCGATTTTACTACGTTTTCCGGATTATCAACACGGTTAATCATGCTTCCTAATGCGATAGCTCCAACCATTGTCTTAACGTGCTTATTAAAAGCACCTTCAGCAAACTGTATCACTCTAATTGTCATTTGGTTGTAATGTTATCGTTAGACAAATATAAAAATAATTTTTACATTATTTCTTGTTTTTTAGTTTTTTATTTTTGGTCATTCTTCTATTGTGTTTTTGGTTCCAGAGTTTATGATCTTCGGATTTGACCTTATTACGCATTCTTTTTGTCATAGACATACTAAAATACCCTCTAAGGTCAATATCTTTGTTTTTGCGCAAACCCTGTCCAAAAGCCCAAAAGAACCTTTTAATGATAATTCGAACAACATCTAATTCAATGCCTGTTTTTTTAGAAACCTGCTTCATTATCGAATTGTGTGTTTGGTTGGAAGTTCGTTGTTTTTGTGTATCCATACAAATCGCTTTTACTTAGGAATTTAGCACATTCTCCTTTAAATTGTACCATTACTGTACCTGTTTCACCATTTCTCATTTTGGCAAATATAATTTCAGCATCATGTATAGGTGGTGCAATTCTTTCAATATCATAATAAGCTTCACGATAAACAAATATTACACAATCAGCATCTTGCTCAATTGCTCCCGATTCTCTTAAATCAGACAATACTGGTCGTTTATTTGTTCTCTTGTTATGCTCTCTTGATAATTGTGATAAAGCAATAATTACAACTCCTAATTCTTGCGCTAATTCTTTTAAATACCTTGAAATGGTTGCTACTTCTTGTTCTCGATTGCTTTTATTACCTAAAGTAATACTGATTAATTGCAGATAATCTATTACAAACAGTTTTACTCCATATCGTAAATAATATTGCTTGATTTTATTACCAATGTGGTAAATATTTCTTGCTTTATCATCAATATACAGCGGTTTGTTTTCGATTAAACTAATTGCATCATGCCAACGGTCCCAATCATCAGGTGTCATTTGCTTACGTCTTATTCGATTTAACGGTATTTCAGCCTGTGCAGACATAAGTTTATTAATCAATTCAATTTGCTTCATTTCTAAAGAAAATAAAGCAGTAGGCTGATCGTTTAATACTCGTTTACGAACCACATCTAAAAAGAAAGATGTTTTACCCATACCTGGAGGACCGGCACCAATTACTAAATTACCTGGATCGAATTGATAGATAAAATCATCAACTTCAACAAAGTATGTTTTTTCACCTCTTGTTACACTACCTGTTTCAGCATTTTTAGTTGCTTCAGACAATAATGCGTGTAAATTATAAGTGCTGGCATCTTGTTGTTGTTGTATTTTAACTATTCCAGAAGTAGTAAAATTGATAATATCCATAGGTAATTCCATGCTATTAATCATTTTAGTACCTTCTCCAAATAAATTTAGCAAACTACGTCTTGATGAATAAGTTATTAATAGATTAACATGAGCTTCAATATTTTCATCTGTTTGGACCCGATCGCATAATTCATCAACATATTCTAAAATGTCAAATGATGTTTGTTTAGATAAATAATACTGAACAATTCCTTTTTGGATTAGTTTATCTCTTACAGTAATTAAATCAATTTTAGAATCCTTACCTAATTCAGTTATTGCATTAAAAATTTCTTTATGTTCTTTTGATTCAAAGGAATCTACAGTAAGTTGGTTAGAATAAAAATAATAGGTGTCTGAATAATTAATAAAAGTGCCTAATACTATTTCTTCAACTTCTCGATTACTTTGAGCAAAAAAACTACCTTGGGTTAATAAGTCTAATTGATTACTCATAAATAATAGTAAGCAGCACCGGAGAACATATCCAGTACTGCTTGAAAATTAATTAAAATAGTTTAAGTATTTTTCTTTGTTGGCATTTAAAACTTTAATTGCTTCTTGTAAACGTTTAGAGCTTTGTCTTTCAACTGGTAATAAATAATCTCTGAATCCTGTAAAAGCACCTGATTCTTCAATTGTTATACCGTTTTCAAGTTTGGTGATTGATACGGGAGTACATACTACCATGTATCCAATTTGCATTCTTTCACCTGTAGCCCAAGAAATTTGTTGACGATTGAATGAAACACTTACTTTAATGGTTTTACCATTGTGTTCCCAATATTCTTTATGTAAATAAGCCATAACTGATTTTGATTTAATGCAATGTTTAGAATAATTGTGAGGAATTTTTGTTGTTAAATGGCCTATGCTTAATAAATCACAAGCTTGACAACTCATAGTTTATGCGGTGTTTTTTGAGCTAATTTATCACATTCTTTTTTTGTAATAAATCCTAACCTGTATAAATCATGAATTATACAATAATGCGTATGAAAAACCATATCCATTCCCGTTCCATGTATTCTAAAATAATCTGAATTTCCACATTTTTGATGCCCTAAACAAATAAATAAAGCATAAAAATTATATATATACATTCCATAAATATTTCTTTTTTTAAATGAAGCTTCAAGAAATTTTATTGTTCTTGACATGCCTGATGCAGAAACTTTATCAATAACACACATTATTCTATTTTCTTTAGAAGCTTTTAAATATCTTAACGCATGATTATAAAAATCTTCATTTGTAAAATGATAAAGAGTTTTTATTTTTTTTTGTAAATCTTTGTTGTTTTTGATATTTTCTAATATTATTTTTTCAGACTTCATAAATTATTTTTATTAAATTCTTACTCCTGAACTTTTAGCCCAATTATATAAATCTTCATCGTTTAATATCCATTGTCTACGTTCATTATCGTTTAAACTTACATTAGGACATACTCTTTTAATACATTCATCAATTTCTGATCTATTTTCTTTAATAAAATTTTTTAATGATTTTTTTTTCATACTGCTTTTTTAAATTCTACAATTTTACAGTTTTCTTCATTCCAAGCTTCTTGGATTTGTTGTTCTAATGATTCAATATCAAATTCTTCAAGTTGATTTATTGAAGCCCAAATAGCATCCATTTCTTCTTCTGAGATGTTATCATTTTCATAATAGTAAACAATTAAATCCCAATATGAATCATATTCATACGGTTGACGTTTCCATTGTAAACTTAATCTTGGATGCAATGTAAAATTTTCAATAAAATAATTTATTAACCATTTACCTTCAAATTTTTGCTTCTCATAATAATCAGGAGTACCGAATTGTGAAAATCCGGTACTTCCAATATGTATTTCTTCTTTATGTTTCATATTACTTCCATTTATTGTTTTTAAAGTTATAATCTCTACCTGAACCTTTACCATACAACATAAAAAATCGTGTATCGGTAATTTTAAATACAGCTTGAAAATAATGATTACCATCATCTTCACCTATGTAAAAAATTAATTCATCAGATAGCTTTTCTTTTAAAGGTATTTCGTATTGCCCTTTTTGATTTGCAGTAGCAGATACGTGTTTTCCCAAATATAATAATGGTCTTGAAAAAAATCCATCTAAATCAAAACTGTTACCGGGAATTAATTCTTGACGACCTAAAACAATAGGTGTTTCATGTTTAATTGTAACATCATTTACAAAATAATAATCTTTGGATATGTAACCACAACCTTGGTTTTTACTAAATAAAGTAAATTCCATCATAATAATAATTTTAAAAAGCACCAAAGAACATTTGATGCTTTTTAAAAAGTTTTCCCCTGACAGGACTCGAACCTGTATGAATTATATCTTAATGTTAGTAAGCACCTATAAAGAGATAAGAGTTAATATTTTCATTAAGTTTCTAATTATGATTATGCTGGCTTTCCACCTATTTACCTTACTTGTCTTACAGCCATCGCCCTTCGTATAATCACTTCTATACCTCAAATATTAGCGTCTACCAATTCCGCCACAGGGGATAGTTATTAAACCAAATTTCCTGCCTGTTTAATTAAATAAGGCGGTGTGATTTGTTTCCATAATTATTTATTTTTTAGTTTACGTGGTGATACAATCATATAAAACAAAGTATATACATTGTATTTTAATTCAGGATATTGATCTAAATTTTCATCTATTGCTCTACTAATTAATAGATAATTTGGCATTATAGCACCACCATGATGGCTACGTAAATTAATTTTTTGATGTACATTTAATTCTTTCCAAATCTTTTCTGTGTAAATACAACCACGTCTTTTAAATTGAAATTTACGTTTTTTCTTTACAACAAATTCATCTGTATTAAATAGATCCAGTTGATTCATTTTCTGTTTCAATTTTAGTAGAATAAATTAATACCCATTTTGAACGTTCTTTTCTTTTACGTTTTTTCTTTATATTCTAAATGTTTTACGTTAGTAAATAGTAAGGAGCAAATAAGCTCCTCACGGTGTACCACCAGCGTTTAATTCAGGCATTTTAAGCTGTTCTTTTACTGCATCCTGTTCTTTGTGTCGTTTAAGGTATAAATCTCCTCTTAAATGCACAAATTCTTGCTGTATTTTCTGTCTACATCTTCTTATTGATTCAGGTGATGAATACTTACCTGTAAGAAAATCTTTAGAAAAATCAACAAACGAAGTGTTTTTATCCCTTAACATAGGATTTTCTTCAGCCCATACTTTAAGGATAAGTAAATTATCGTTATCTCTACATTCTTTAAATTTGGTTAAAAGCATTTTAACTGTTGATGATATGTCAATGATGTTCATATAATTAAATTACAAATAGCAAAAAAGAACATAAAAAAATACCCGGACTATTAATCCGGGTATTGTAATTTATAAAAATAAACCAAATCGTTGTTCTTTTTCTGAAATATACAGGTTTATCCAATGATTTTGGAATTGACGTGTACAGTCATTAAAGTTTGTGTTAAGGTGCTCACATTCTTCAATAATTGCTGCTGCAATTTGACGTTTTCCAAGGTCAAATAGCTTTTCAGATAATTGAATTTTCTTGTGGCGTTGGTTTGCTCGGGCAAGTGTAGATTCGTTTGTAAATCGACCAATTTCAATAGGGTAATTGACTGCGTATTCCATTTCTTCTAAAGATTTAACACATTCTTTAAGAAGGAATTGCATTTTATTGTTTGGTTCAATTTTCTTAAATGCACCTCTTGATGAACTACTATTATCGTCTTCTTCAGTAATTGATTTAATCTTTTTACCAAAGTAATTTGATAATGATCTAATTAACGTTGAAGGCATTAATAAATACGCATCAGGTTTTTGTTCAATTTCTTCCTGATAAAAACCAGCAAATTCACGTGGCACTAAAATGCGTTCATCAATTACTGTTAACCAAGTTTCACTAAAATTGTCAAATTGATCAACACAATGTAATTCATACGAATCGTTGTATTTAAATGAATTAACCAATTTACGAATGACACTTTCAGCACTACAACTACCTAAAATTCTTCCAATAAGATTTTGCATTTGATATTCATTTTTTGCTACTCGGCTTTCATTAATTGAAAGATGTTCAAAATCATAATGAAATAAACTTTTATAATATGAATTTTCAGTTCTTTCAGCGTAATAAGCACGAATACCTTTTCTGTAAACCAATGTATGGTCTATAGATGCTTCGTAAATCTTACCTAAATTATTGTAGTACAATAAATCATTACGACTATCGCTAAAATAATTATTCCAATTCTTTACTACATCTTCAATAGCTGAATTTACAGTAATAATAAATTGTGTTTTAAATGGATCTATTTCAGGTAATTCATCAGTAATAACACAACCACCGTTTGTTTCATCTAATGCATTACAATAGATTTCACGTACAATAAACCAAGGTTCCCAATCTGGCCCCATTTGAGTAGTAAATGATGTTGGTTTATCATTAATACTGATAACATCAAATACTTCATTACGAAATTCAGAACGATTGGTAGTGAATTTATATTCCTGTCCACCTGAATAAACTTTAAACTCAATTTGATTACGTAATAAAGCAGCAATAGAATACTTTAATCCTGATCCAAAAAATCCAATTTTTGAATCATCATTTCTTTTAGTTGATGCACCGATTAATTCAAATGCTTTAACATCGATTAATCCATCATTGTAAATGTGAAGGTATTTAGACATAGAAAAATAAATTAGCAATGTAAAAAGGGATGTTACCGATAATAAATACCGGTAACAGTGCCCTATATTGGCTTATGGAAAAACCATTAAAACATCATAAAACAACCATAAACCAACCAGCACAAAAGCACTGGTTGATTACTATTAAAGATTTTCTTCAATCCATTTATCAAAATAATGAGAATTAGGAGTATTACTTCCCCAAAATGCTCCACCATTCCAACAAGCTTTTAAAATAGGTAATAATTCCTCTCTACTCCAACTATCTTTCACTTTACGAATAGTGATAGTATTGTCTTTTGGATTTATTTTTAAATTATAGCATAATTTATGATCATAAACAGCATTCATATCCATTTCATATTCTACCATAACATCCGTAATAACATTGCTATTATCATATTCAGCAATAAAAGTTTTAATAAATCCTAGTGATGGTTGAGGTAATCCTTCATCAAATACACCTGATACTTTATATTTAGCGTTTTTATCTATTAAAGTTCTATCAGTAGCAGCAATGATTTTTTTATGAAGTTGTTTGGCTTTTTCTAAAGAACCTCCTCTTTGTAAAGTTAATGGATAAACAACTTTTGTTTCAATGTTATATACCCAATCACCTTCTTTTATTTTTTCATCTGATACAATGTAGAGGTGTTGTTGTTTACCGTTAATAACTAATGTTTTAGCATTTGGGTAATACCAGTTTACACTATCTATTGCTTTTTCAGTAGGAAGCAAAATAACCTTGCATTTTTTAAACTGTGACATACACTTTGTTTTTAAAATTAATGATTTGATTTGTGGCTGTTAGGGGAATCGAACCCTACTGGCTTACCCTTAATAAAAGGGTCTGCTTTACCACTAAGCGAAACAGCCGTTAAAAAAAGCCAAAAAACCTACAAAAAATGCTTGTTATAAAAAACAGACCCTGTTATTTTTTGAAATGACCTGAAAAGAACGATGTAGGTTTTTTAGTACTTTATTGACCGTATATTGAATCAACTCTTGCTTGGGCTTTTTCGTATGTCATCCCTGCATTAATCAATCGTTCTACACGTTCAAATTTAATAGAATCTTTAACACCCTGTTCCCTTAAACTGTCTTTTTTTTCTTGCAGTTTTTTAAGAATAGGATCTTCATTGTCGCAACTAATCATGATTATTGTAACCATGATTGAAATTAATAAATGCTTTTTTTTCATTGTTTTTGTTTTTAAATTAAACCTTCATCTCGAAAAGAATAATATGCACAAAGTGAATCATTAACAATAACATGATCAAGTAAATCAATGTTTAGCATTTTAGCTGCTTCTTTTACTTGATTTGTTAAAGCTACATCACTTTCGGAAGCTTTTAAATTACCTGAAGGATGATTATGCGAAAGAATAATACTTGTAGAATTGGTTAATAAAGCACCTTGTAGGATTAACCTTACATCTGCTACTGTACCAATAATACCCCCTTCAGAAAGCTTATAACGTCCGTTAATT